GTGGATTACGTGTTTATTCTCCGCGAGAACATCATTCAGAATCGAGAGAAGCTTTACAAATCCTTTTTTGGTATTTTTCCGACGTTCGATATGTTTAACAAGGTCATGGATGCTTGCACCGAGAATTACGAATGTATTGTGTTAGATAACACTAGTAAGAGTAATCGCATCGAGGATTGTGTTTTTTGGTACAAAGCGANGATGCATAAGAACTTTAAGGTTGGAGCTCCTGAATACTGGCACGCGCATAAGAAGATGTTCAATCCTAAACGAAGCAGCGTGAACCGACTGGATCCCAAGGCGGTTAAGAATAAGTCTGCACTTAAAATTACCAAGACGAGATAATTTTATATCTTTACAGTAAGATGCCCACGCCTAGATCGGGTACATCCATGAACATAAATCAAGGAAACACAAATGTCGAAAATTACCTGTTTAGGAGAAATGTCATGAACATAAATACGGTTGGTTCGGGTATGTTAGGTAAGAGAAAGCGTCTNCCAGCNAACTATATACCCACCAGTAGCAGNGCCAAACGAAAAGATCTAGAAATGGTAGCGAAGGTTGTCAGAGTTTCCAACACGAAAGCATCTATACAGCTCCCCAAACGTGTAATAAAAGAGTTACGTTCGATAAACAACATGTCCACCNTTAAAAGGTGGGAATACGGTGGTAAAATAGATTTCGTNTCCGATGGTAATACGATTAAATTTAACGTTCCGACACGTTTCACCTCGCAACAAAGAATGCAAGTGAACGGGCATATCGTAGGAATTTTTAGAAATTCTTACATTTCATACCACACACACCCGGGTATATCGACTGCTACTGGTAATACACCTTTACCATCGAGTACTCGAAACGTGTACGTCACACTTCCAAGTGGAGCGGATTTTGAAGCGTATATTAAGGGGTATCCGGGAATGCAAGCGAACATCATCGCAGATAGACACGGATATTACGTTATCGATATTTTGGAGTCCGTGGATAGGGGGCAGAGACCCGTTCCCGCCACTGTGAATAGACATATGGAATGGGTTCGTTCTCAACCATTTTTCACTTCTAGGGTTTTTGGGGAAGATGGGCAAGAATATTTTAATACTACGTTAAGAGACTGGAAAGGGGCTATTAACGGAGAATTGAATGCGCATATGAAACGTATATTTGGTATTTCTATAAAGTATTACACGTACGATGAAGAACCCGCTACGATTACTGTGAGTCGTGTCGACAATTCGAGCGGTCGATAGAATCTTCTAATTCGTCGACTTCATACCACGCGAAATGACATTCTTTTGAATTTTTATCATGAGAGCATATTTCTTGTGCTTCTTCTACAGCTTCTCTGAATCGTAGACGAAGACGCAAATTATCAGGTACAGGTTTGTTCGACGGGACGCGAACCGATTGTTGTTGATATATTTCATTTAGCACATTTTTCCTGGTTTTGTCTAGTCTATATTTATAAGAATCGTTTGAGGAATATGCCCGAATATACATACTATACTCGAGCACTATTTTTAACTCGGGTTTAAAGACTAGAGACATGTATCGAATATAATGGCGTACGATTCTCCGGAATGCAACTTTCGGTACAAGGTTTCTTCCCTGGAAAAGGTTGTTGACGGAGATACCATTGACGTTTGCATNGATCTTGGATTNGATGTATGCACGAAGCAGCGTGTCCGTCTTCTAGGGATCGATACACCCGAGTCTCGTACTTCTGATAAGTTGGAAAAGGTCTTTGGTCTTATCTCNAAAAAGAAGCTTAAGGAGTGGTGCCTCAAGGCTGTCGCCAGTGAGAAAGACGACGTTGAGATCGAGCTTAGATGCCCGGAGGCGGATTCTAGGGGTAAGTTTGGACGTGTACTCGCTGAAGTTTGGGTTTCCGAGGACGGTGTATGGACCAATGTCAATAAATGGCTATGCGACAGAGGATACGCGGTGCCGTATGTTGGTCAAAACAAGGCAGATGTTGAAAAGTTGCACATTGTGAATCGTAAGCGACTCATTGAACAGGTAAANGATAATGCGTTATATCCAGCGATTATCGATAGTATCACGAACTAAATATAACNCATAATAGTATAAAAAAATCACCNTTTGCCCTTGTAGCTTAGTTGGTAGAGCGTCGGCCTTGTAAGCCGAAGGTCGCGAGTTCGAGTCTCGTCAAGGGCAGGGCTTGTAGTGAAACGGATATCACTCTGGACTTCTAATCCAGTATTCCGGGTTCGATTCCCGGCAAGTCTGATTATTCGTTTCCACCAACCGAACGAATAAGATTAAATATATCTAAAAAGTAATCCAACGATGCGTTTACGAAATTGCCGGAATAATTCCTCTGCAATATCTTATTCGTATCATACACTACAAATAGAGCAAAGAGTATCGTAAGAATTCTACTAGGAACGAGTGAATTCTGTTCTTCGACTCGTGTGCGTCTCACATATATATTGATAACGCGAGCGATCAAAATGGTTAAGAGTGAGAAGAATAATATCTGACCGAGAATATCGAGTTTGTATCCCATCTGAACCGTGAAGATTCCGGCGACTAACATACCTATAAATATACCAACGACCTCGAGTAAAGCTTCTTGTAAATTAGGCACATTGTGAAGTGCCATACCAGAGATATACGCTAGAAGGGAAAATACGGCTACTTTAACGGGAATGGGCAAACGCACGAGACTCAACAATAGTACCAACGCGAGACCCACTATTCCTATCAATAACGCATTGGAACGAGCAATATCTTTCATGTAGGCGTTCCCGGAGGTCGCTTCGGCGGCCCTGTATGCAACAAAAGTTTGAAAAATAAGGTGTCCAAACACCCCCGCCATAAAAGGTATCTTCTTCTGTAAGTTACTCATTTATATTAGATTACAAATTATTTCATTCTACACCTGCATAAAAGTAGGTTTACTCGTTTTGTACCGCGCAAACGAAGCCTTATCGTTGATGTAATATTTACGATACGCTTCAACGATGTTTGGACACTGGTACGCCACCGGCATACATTCGGGGATTCCCTGGGTCGAGTAATACGCTGTATCACTTTTATGTTCGTCAAAATGGGGTGGTACATTATTCTTGAGCCATAGTAAATGCCCTTCGCATGTATGAATTTTACCATAGCGTTTCGTGTATTCTTTTGAGAGGGCTAACCCGATTTCACATGCGAACATGTAATTACGAAGACTCGAAGAAATCCACATCGTCATCGGGTGTTTCTTGTGAGCGGGTTTGTACCCCCGCTGTGAACCGCTTTTTATATACGGTGCATACTCTCGAACGTATTGTTCCCGACCTGCGTAATACCATGCAGTGTATAACATCTGTGCAATTTCTAACTGAATTTTGATCACATGCTGATCACAGGAAAGTTCTGCGATCTCTTCCGGAATCAACGAAAGAAAGAAAATATTCATCTTATTTTTAGTTAAAATGGTTTTCGACTTAAGTATACTTAAAAAATTTAGTCCCAATCATGACAATGCACGCATTAGCAGCTCTTATAATTGCACCTGCCAATGCGTTAAATAAACGATTTAAGAGAAACAGGGCATCTTTCTTGGCGGAACCACCTCCACCCCCCGATACCGTTCAGCCATGGGAGTACGGTGCATATTCCGTGAAAGCGACAGTTGAAGCCCGAGACGAACATGGTGAAATCGATAAGACTTTCATTGGGTATAGTCAGGGTATGGATATCACCGAACGCACAATTAGAGCGTGTGATAGGTATAAGACCGATGGTACAACTTGCGGAGAAGTTCAGATGGTAATCAAGGGTGGGGAATGCGACGAAGTTATTTTCATGAAATTGAAAAACAATATCACTCTAATTCGTCTTCTATGACGATGGGTGGGGCTTCGATCCAATCGAGTGGTTCTAGAAATTCTGCCACGAATGCGTTATCTTTTATTTCTTTTACCTGCACAATTCTACAATCCTGGGGAGTGATAATAGGTTTCGTTTTACTGGGTTCAATTACAATAACCGGTTTACATAACAATGCAAGCATTTAATTGTAATTAGATTATAATATAAAGTTATCATTCTTAATTCTATTAATATGTTGGCTGTTGGTCAAACCTCAATTTGTTTTCATAACATTGGAAGACGGCGACGAACCTATCGATCGCGAAAAAAACCATGCATGAAAAAGGTCGACAAGCTCGATTGTGCTATACGTCATAGAAGGTGTCCAGGTTGCCCATTCGACGACTTCTTCAAGTCCGTCACTTTTGATGGTAGTATCAGTATAAAATCAGATCAAGAAAAGTCTTCAGATCGCCAGTCTCAATAAGTCTGACGATTTAAAAGATTAGTTAACAAGAACGCTCCTTGTGATAAGTTTCAAAATGAAGCATTAAAGCTTTTAGAAAAATAAATCGAAAAATATATATATGGAAAATGGGCGACATGTCGTCGTAGAATCACCTGATGGAAATATTTTTATAGGTATGAATCCGGACATAGAAGCTCCTCCGGTTATTGAGCCTCAACCTCAACCTCAACCTCAACAACGCCCACATATGCAAATTTACGTCGGGTATCACGAGGTTACTCGTGTGGTTTTATGGGTGTTCTTGTGGTTTGGTGTGTACGGGTTGGTGACTCGTAGGTCGGTGATAGACATGCTAAATATAACGTTTCTGGTAGCTACGTTATATTCAGTGCATTCGGAAAAGATTGAGAGTCGGCCGTTTGTGATATTACACGCTTTTTATTGCTTTGGGCTCGTACCTATAGCCGCTGTAGTAGACCTGTGGTGGGATGTTGGATATTTATTTGCATTGGGTATTCATCTTCTAATTACTATATACTGGTCCAAATTAGACATACGAGAGATTANTTAAAAAACGGAACACGAACCACCGCCTTCATTCCCTGGATAAGCTTTTGAGCCCGTCCAATCACCAGAATCATACGGATATCTATGTATCCAAAGGTTACATATCCATTTAATACCCGATTTCACTGGTAGACCACCGTGTAAAGACTTTCGAGTTTGGTAGCCCCAATCCGTGAAATTGTTGAATAGAAGTACGTCGCCTTTACCGAGTTTGAATTTTTTACCTAAATTAGGAAACTCCGTTTCTCCGCCTTCATAGTCATCATTCAGTGCTATTATAGCGGTGACGGTTCTGGGATTTTCTTCGTCGTAAAATGCGTCTTGGTGGGGTGTGTAAAATCCACCCTCTTTATACTTGAGAACCTGTAACTGCTCACTGTTAATTGGTTTCCTGTCCGTGAATGATACACATTTCTTAATCATCTTTTTAGCGACGCTATTCTCCATAGGATCTAACCACGCGGTTTCGCTATCTCGTACTTTCTTATCTATATGATAATCGGTATCCATGACAGATGGTTCTAGTATGGGTTCGGCTGTCTTCATAATATCATCGCACTGTTCGGGTGTGAATACTCTGGGTATAACTACTGGTTCCTTGTAGTTAGGTCTCAATAGAATGCATAGTAGCGCTACTGCTACAAGAATGAACACTATCATCTAATTATATCCAATATTAAATTATACGGAAGCTTGCAAACGTATCTTTTTCGTATGGTTTCTAGTACATTATTCATGTATAGAAGTAGCTCACGAACTTCGGCTATTATGTCCAATTCCTTTGACCTATCTATCGTGTACTGTCTCAAAAGATCGCCGACTGTATCTATATACATTTGGTATATATCTCTAATATCATGTGTTTTAGAGTTACTCTTGTCTCGTCTCTGGAGTTCACGTTTTAAATTATCTTCTGAAAGTTCGTTTAATAGATATTTCATACGTAAATATCTATTATCCTCATACACGTAGGCGTGTCTATATACGAGATCGTATTCGAGTTGTGCTACACTCACAGAAATCTCTAGAATTGTAATGGAGGCCCTAGATCGTCGCAATTCCGAATGTGTGGGTCTTCCACCACATGGAATGTCGCCGTGTTCTCTCGAACGTTTTTTGAATTCGAAATAATGAGGATTATGTATTCTACCGGTCTCTATCGCACCAGTTCTCCAATCAAAAGCCACGTGACACTGGGTACACCACATTTGAGCACAACCTTCTATTTTGGATATGGGTACATTGCATTTTGGACACGGTTTCGTGTCCTTCTTCAGCAGTTTCATCGTTTTTACGGTGTCTTTATTACACACGTGACCAGGTACAAGAAGTTCGTGGCATTTATCACAGAATTCGTTTTTACATATCCCACATACCCAGTCGTCGCACAAAAACCCGCGACAATCTTCTGATGGGCATTTTTGAGCTATCTTATGATACTTATCACTAGACATGGTTGGTTCGTTTTGATTCAGCACCTGTAGCGTCTCGTAAATATCCATGATAGTCGTACGTAATATAGAATCTAGACGTGGTTTCACTTCGTCGTTTACGTGATCAGTCTTATACATATGAGTCAAAATGTAAACTAAATAGAGATACGACAATCTTAAACTCCGCACCTGTAACTCGCGAACGACGTATGACTGTGTTTCCGGCATGCGCGCCATTTCTCTTTGAAACAATACGTTTTCGCGGTGTCGTCTACAATCACGGTTTCTAAATATAGATGAACAAAAACTGTCTACAAATTCTCTGTTATGTGCGTGTTTGCATTTCATGCAATGTGGTTCTTCTGTGGTACTGAGCATATATGTNTGTGAACATGTTCGACACGATTTAAAATCACAAAAGGGGCATTCAACCTTTTTGTGATTTGAATTGTTGTATTTTTCNCAACACACCTCACAACATTCCATTATATAAAGAACGAGCATTTTCTTTAATACTTCTACTTGCGAGTCATGCTGTTCATGAATGATCTAGCCCATGACTTA